TGAAATAAAAAACAACGAAAATATTGAAAAGGCTTTGAAGACTTTGAAATCCAAAGTAATTAAGACTAAGCAAAATCAACAATTGTTGAATAGAAAAGAATTTACTAAAAAATCTGTTGAAAAAAGAGCTCAAAAGTTAAAAGCAATCTACAAACAAAGAAAACTTAACGAATTATAAATTTTTTTCTAAATTAACTAATTTGAAATAGTTAATTTGATTAAATTCTTCTCCTTTTAATTTGTTAATTGTTTCTGTTATTTTTTCAATAACGTCATTTTCTTTTTGCTCACCAAGAATTGAATTTAATTTTTCTAAAGTCTTTTCCTTCAAAACTGAGAAGTCTTCCTTGAGATTGTCCCCATCTGATTTCAAAATTTCTATGAATGTCTTTTTAGATTGTTCATCCATCGTATCAACATAGTTCTCTAAAGTTTGGTTGGCAATTTTAACCATAGTGCTTATAGGAATTTGTATTGATTCTTTTACAACTTTATTCTCAGACATTAAAACTTTGACAAGATTTTTTCTCGCTTGTAATCTTTCGTGAATGTTAAGTTTGTTTGTGTAAACTAAAGTATCGATATCTGAATACAAGTTTTCATTACTTTCAGATATACTTTTTGGCATTTTGATAGTTGGTAATAATTTTTGAATCAAACCAATTCCTTCGTTCAAAAATTCATTGGCATCAGAACTGTTGAGACCTTGAGAAGTTGATAATTGGTCATACAAGTTATAAACCTTGGACAACGACTTACTGTTGAGAACATTTTCTTTAAATTCTCTCAAAGATTTTTTAAATTCTTTTTCATTCCTATAGGATTCTATAAGATTTTTTTCAATAATGGATTTTACTTGTCCGAAAGTCATTTTTTGTATTTTCAAATAAATATTATGAATTTAATAACTTATCCAATTCTTTTGAAATTTCTCCCAAAGATTCTCTAGCTTTTCCTAAATCAAGGAATTCGTCCCCTTCAATCATGTTATTTTCAACTAAAATGTTAAAATCTTTCATTTTAGATTCAGGTGTTACTTCAGCCTCCGCTCCTCCTGTTTCTGCCGGTGGTGGTGGAGTTTCTCCTCCTGCTGGTTCTGCCGCTGGTTCAGGTAATTCAGGTGTTGACCCACCACCTCCGAATGAAGGTAATGGACTTTCAATTTCCGTTTCAGCACCTTGTGTTTGAGTTGTTCCTGTGGTTGTGCCGTAAAGCTTATCAATGTTATCAAAGAATCCTGTCTTAGTGATTACTGTTGCAGTTGCTTTGAGTTCTTCACCAACAGCTCTTTCAATTCTTTGTTGTTGTAAATCAAGTTTAACTTCTTCATCAGACCAACCAAAAATATGTTTCTTAGCCCAAGTTGATGATGTTGCTTGTATACCATTCCCTGGGTCAGCAACTAAGTCTTTGTATAATAAAACTTTTTCTTTCCAAACATCAATCTTCAACAAGTCCGCTTGTGTAGATGGGTTTGTTAGACCCAATGTAAAGTTAGAAAGTTCATCTTCGAATCCTAATAAGAAAAGATGAATGATAGCAATCTTGTTAAGTTCTGCTAACATACTTTTTTGGATACGGTTAATCGTACGGGCAAATCTAATATCTTGTAAAGATAGATTTTTACCGTCACCTACAACTTCTTCAAAACCTAAGAAAGCCTTAGGAACACGGAGTGCAGTTAATAATTTCTTTTGAATATATTCAATATCCGCAATCTCTGATAAGTTTGTTGCACCTGGTAAAGTATCAATTGGACTTGGTGCTGCAGGGTCTCTAACAGGAACAAAGTAATCTTGGTCAACCGCCATTTGGTTAAACCTCATATCAACGTTTCCTGTTTTACTATCAACAATTTGTTCTCTTTTGAACTTATTAGCAACACGTTGAACGTATGCTTCAACATCATCATCATTCATGTTTCCAACAAAAACCTTAAAGATTCTTCTTTCAGGTGCTCTTGATGTTCTATATATCAACATTGCATCCTCAGATAACAATAGTTGTTTCCAAATTCTTCTTGCTTTTTCTAACATAGAAGTTCCGTATGGTAGTTTTCTATCATCACCCAATAATCTGAAGTGAGCAATCTCCCATGTTTGGAATTCCATGTTTTTATTCTTCCATGTGAATGAAAGAGCCTTGTTTGTTTCATTTTTTTCAACCTGAACAGAAATCTTTTGGCTAGCTCCAACCTCATGTCTTTCAATTTCAATAGTTGGTAATTGCTGACATCCAACAATACCTTTTTCAGGGTCTAATTTCAAATACACAAAGTTATCACCATACTTACAAGTGTTTCTTGTCCACATTGGTAAGTTGGTATTGATATCTAAAGCGTTGTTGAATAAATCTGCAAGAACTGATTTTATTCTTTTTGATTCAGAATAAATTTGAAGAATGAATCCATCTTCATTAGTAGTAGTAGATTCTTCTGCATAAATGTCTAAAGCGGCAGAAATCTCAGGAGTATACTCCATTGATTCATAATCATACTGAGCAGATAATCTTGATGGTTCATAATAAATTGCTTGTGAATAAAGGTTGTTTTCAACCTTAGTCCATTGGCTAGCCAAATAAAATGTTTGTTGTGCTTGAAGTTTTTCCTTCTCGTATTCTTCCCTACTTTTTGTGCGTAATATTTCTTTTTTATCAAACTTAAAAGTCGGATAATCTTGACCTAAAAGGGAATTAGGTCCAAAAGTTTTGGATAATCGTTGCCAAACCGTTAAATTCTGTTCTGCCATGATACAATTTTACTTAATACTTCGATAATATAAATACTATCAAGCCCCAAATAACCACTTATATGTTTCGTAGTCTTTTTTAGATGGACCATTATTATAACCTCTCGCATCTCTACCCATCTGTGGAACCATTGGATTGAAGAAATCAGAAGTATTCTTATTTTCATGAACGTTACTTGTCCAAGAATTTAACATGGCTTTTGTATGATTTGTAACTTTAGTTAAAGATTGAAAAGATTTTTCTGCTACATAAATCGCCATAGAAATACCCATAATACAGTCATCATGATGACCTTTTTGATGGTCAGGTCTTCCGTTAACATAAATGAAAGTATTCATTTCATTATATAATCTATTCGAATAAATTTTAAACTCGTGTCTGGCAGCTTCTTCTAACGCAGCAATAATTTGAACCCTCTTACTATTGAAATTTATCCCAGGTATTTTTTCATTCAACTTAGGGTCCCATTTCCATTTGTTTGAAGTATCAACGTTATCAACGTATAATCCACCTCCATAAGACAGTTCCTGTAGTTTTCTGGCAGTCGAAACACCCATACCTCCTGTAATATCAACAACACAATAGGCATTATACATTGTTCCCCACTTATAAGCAATCTCTGCAATTACATCAGGTGGAACTTTTCCAACATATTCCAAAACTTGTTCTCTTTCATCAAAATCAATAATTTGAATACAGGAGAAATCTTCAGAATCTCCACGGGACACGTCGACACCCATTACATATTTGTGACCATTCACAGGCTCTTTGAAAATCCAAAGTGACCCTCCCATCAGTTTTGCCGATGGTTCTCTCAACATATTCTTTGCAATATTTTGCATTAATTCAGATTCGAATACGTTATCACCTGAACCTAAGAAATTACATTCCAATTCCTGTGCAACTTTACGTCTATCGTATTTGAGTTTTTTAACCATACTCTCAAACCAAGCAGAACATGGTTTATATCCTTGTTCTATGTAGTCTGTAGTTACACTATGGTCTCTGTCGTATGGATTTTCTGTTGATAAATCTACCACGGCATCTTTTGGATATTCTTCTCTGTTCAACAAATAATGAACCAAATCATTTGTCTTAACCATATACAAATCTCTTGTATATCTCGGGTCACGATACCAAAACATCTCAGATATTTTGAAATCGTTCATGTTTCTTAATGACTGGTCATAGATTTCATAGTAGATTGGGTCGTAGCCGTTTGGTGTAGAAACAACAATAACTTTACCACCCGTAGATAGTGAGGCCATACACGCTGACCAAAAGTCCCCATCAGCCTCAATGAACGCCGCCTCATCAAAAATAAGGATGGTAGGGGTATAACCTCTCAAGGCATCCTTTGATGTTGCCACAGCTTTCACTTCACAATCATTTGTTAGTTTGAAGTGTCTTTGAGAATTTTTTTCTTTCGCAAACGTAACTCCAACCCATGTTGGCCATTGTTCAGTAAAACTTCTAATCTTATTAGCCATCTCGACAGATGTATCTAATTTGTTGGCAATGATTAGAATTTTTTCAGGTTTTTGTTTTTTGGCAAATACCAATTTTTTTGATGCCCAAGCTGCGGTAACTGTTGATACACCCGCCTGACGATACTTCAATGCGATGTTTTCATTGTATTTGTCGTAATCCTCAATAAGACTAACTTGGTCAGGGAAAAGGTCTAATGGAACATACTTTGATACTGTGTTATCGTATGTTTGTAAATAAGTTCGAAGTGCATAAGGAGTATTCCTCATACACTTCGTAACTTCTATAATTAATTGTTCTTTAGTCACAAATTATTATTTGGGTCTAGATATGCCCAAACTACTCAGAAAATCATCTAAATTATCCTCATCATCTCCATCAGAATCAATATCTTCTTCCTCTTTGTAATCCTCAAATTCTGATTTCATATCAATAGCTTCTCTCATAATTTCTTCAAATCTTGAAGTTGCTTTTTTTATTTTTGACTCATCTTCTGAGATGGCATTTCCTATAATTTCCAAGAATTCTTGTGCCGGTATTTGGTATAACAAGATATGGAACCAGTTTATTAGACCTTTGTTTGATTCGTCAAACATTGAATCGGGTAATGCGTTTCTAAGCCTTTCCACGATTTCAGGTCCTATTCTTAATTGCATTGGTTCATTCGCTAAAGTATCAACTTGTGCTTGAACTTTTTGACGTAAACCTGGCTCTTTTGGTAAACCATGTCTACCTTTAGCCTCTTCTAATCCTTTGATTATTTCATGACATAATATTGGGAATATAAGTCCAGTAGCACTTATTTTGGAATAATCGCATTAATAATATTTCTCTTGTGTTTTTCAAGTTCTAATTGTTCTTCATCTGTCAAATCTTCAACATCGAATGAAGGTATCTCAAGTTCGTCTTTTTCTTCTTCCTCATCTTCTTCTTCCTCATCATCCTCAGGCTTAAATCTGAAATCACCTGTGTCAGGTTGACCTAATTGAGCATCGATTTGATATCTTCCTTCAGGAACTTCTCCCTCTTCTAAAGAAGCTTCGACGGCTAATTGTTCTAGTTCTTCTTTGTGAGCGGCTTCAATTCTCATAATGTTAGGGAGTCTTCTCATCATTTCACCATAAATCATCCCTTGAACTTGTTGAGAACTAATATTTTGGTTTCCGACAACTTCTTTTAACTTATCCGCAACTTTACCGAATCTTTGACTTACTAACCTTTGCACGTCAGCAGGACCTTTTTTCATTGCAGGATTTTGAGCGTAAAGATTTTCAGGACTACCCAACTTTCTTTCCAAATTCGGGTCCATTCTTTCTCGTCTTCCACCGTAATCTATTTGTTCTTTTATCTTAGCCATTTTTTTTATTTT